GCTAAAGCCGCTGGAGCACTATCGAATGTCCCTACAATTGGTCCTTATGCCATGGCGTCTAAGTACGCTTTAGATGGTATAGCAAATGTAGCACGTATTTTTGGATATTCGCGTCCTCCGGTAGTCTCTGAAATTGTTCGATATAAGCCTTTACCAGCAGGTATTATGGCTAATGTTGACATGGATGAGGCAGTTGTGAAATTGTCGTTAGACACTAAACAGGAACTTACGATCGACCCTTCTACGGTTGGTTTGGAAGGTACTGATCAGATGTCTTTCTCACATATTTTACAAAAAGAATCATTATTTTCTGCATTTCAGTGGGAGGAGTCTGATGCGTCTGAAGATGTTTTAGGTCGCATTAATGTTACCCCTGCTTATTTCAGAACTTCTGGAGCTTTTCCAGGAATTGGTGGTTCTGCTGTGTGTATGCCGATGACTCTTATTTCGCAATTGTTTAAACATTGGAGAGGTTCCATTGTTTTTCGGTTTCAAATTGTAGCATCAGCTTACCATAAGGGTAGGTTGAGGATTACTTATGATCCCTACTCTTGTTCTACTTTTCCTTCTGAAGATTATAACGTTGCTTACAATCGCGTTATTGATCTTGCAGAGGAAAGAGATTTTGAGCTCACTGTGAATTGGGCTCAACCTGAAGCTTGGAAAGAGGTTCCTGGCATCAACGGTTTATCAGTTTCACAACTGGTGAACGTTGCTGGCCTGTTGCCTCTTCCTGAGAATACTAATGGGATGTTGCAGTTGGCAGTGATTAATGAACTTACCACTCCCAACACAGCTCTAACTAGACCGGTTCAAATTAATGTTTTTGTTCGAGGCGGTCCAGATTTGGAGTTTGCAAACCCAACTGATGGAAATATTGATACGTTTTCTTATGGCAATCCTTCTAGCCCGGAGGATGCTTTGGGACGTGGTGCTTCGTTTATAGGAGATGATTCTATTAAGCCCGAGTCCGGTGAGGAAACTACCGATACTGAGTCAGCCGTTATTCAAGGAGATGGCGGCGATGATACTGAGAATTCACCTGTTGGCGTTGAAGGAATTAACGCTGTTGGTGGTCTTGAGATTCTTCCATCTGAAAATTCACTTATGATTTATATGGGTGAAAAAGTTACATCTTTACGTTCGTTATTTAAGCGGTATAATTGGCACCAGTTGTTAGCAATTCCTGGTAGCAATAATAGTACTGTTATTATCAATTATTTGATGAATTTTCCAGCTTATAGGGGTTATGCTCTTGCAGCGCGTACAGTTGACGCTGTAGCGGCTCCCTATAACTACGTCAATAATACATACATGACTTGGTGTGTACCTGCCTTTTTGGGTTGGCGTGGTGGTATTCGTTGGAAGTATCATAATATTGGATTGGATAATCGAACGATGCTGACAGTGTCTCGTGACACTAGCAGTATCGAAGCTGATGGTCAGACTCAAACTGTCATCAGTTTTCGAAATAAGATTTCTCCTTGGGTAGCCGAAGATGGTTGTAAGGCACAAAATGGTCGTGCTGGAGCCTTGGCTACTCAGTGTTCTCCAGGTGGAGTTTCAGAGGTTGAATTACCTTTTTACTCTGAATTCCGCTTTGCACACACTCATGATTTAGGAGTTAATCATGTTTTAACCAATAAACCAAATGGATTTCATCATGCTGTTGAAGCGTGGTCACAATATGGTTCTACAGAAGTAACTCAAGCTCTCATTCGCACTTCTTGTGCGGTTGGAGAGGACTTTAGTTGTTTCTGGTTTATTAATTGTCCTACGTTTTATTCGTATGATGATCCACCTGCACCCACATCTTAATTGTATGTGGTTGCTTTGTATATTAGTGTATATTAGTATATGTATATTTATAGTTTTTGTATAGGCGTCGAAATACGCTTTGCAGACTTTACAAAACCTACGGGCGGCCCGTGGGTACCAACTTTGTTGGTGGTATTATTACCTCGCCGCGTCTTTTATTTGACTGAATTTGTCAATTAGCTGCACGTGGTAGTAATACCCGTGTACCTAGTTGGATTTATAGGTCGC